AACCGATATTATGAAACAACTTGGATACGACCGAATTTGGGACTGCGGGCACCGTCGATATGAACTAAATTGTTTAAACGACTAAGTTGTAAACTATTTATTATAAACCCGATTTCGGAGATCCTTTATGGAACATAGTATGAAGTTATCTGTCTTGTTAGAGAGAGCGCTAACAGAAGATGAGAAAATGAAGATGTTGTCACAGACTGTAAAGAATCCCGAGACGGGTAATGATATCACTGTGAAAACGGCATTGGGATATCCCAAGAATCACCCCGCCCGAAAAGCGGCCTCTAAAATTTATGCACAGTTTATGAATAAAACATCGGCCGATCAGAAGCCGGCACCCGATCCGGCCACTGGTCCCGGTTCATATCCATCGAACCACTTGCCATTGGATCCTGCTAACAACAAAAACATACCGGATGACAGTCCATTTTTACGCTGGATCAGGGCTAAGCAGGAAAAAAGGCGACGCCTAGGTCAACGTCAACAACCACAAGAACCCTCTGCTCAGTCTTCCGTGCCCAGCCCGGCTGACAGTCCCGATGCAGATTCATTGAACAAACAGTCGATGTTGTCACAGACTGTGAAGGATCCTGAGACGGGTAATGATATCACTGTAAAAGATGCACTGGGGTATCCCAAGAATCACCCTGTTCGAAAAGCTGCTGCTAAGATTTATGCACAGTTTATGAATAAAACATCTCAGAAGTCGGCACCCAAGCCGACCACCGGTGCAAATTCATTGAACAAGGGGCCAAACACCTCGCCGGCATATGATAAATCGCGTTCAAATCCAACAGATGTCCGTCAACAACCACAATCAGTTGATTTTGATGACGATGATTATTATCACGACCGCCGCGATGATGCACTAACCGGCGACTATTACCGCAGATGGCGTGACCGCCGACCCCTTAGATTTAGATAATAATCACCAGAGAATACAATGCCATTAGATCCGGTTGGTGGTGGACCAGTAGTTCCAATTCGTATTTGGCCTGGATCCGGTAGCGCAAACGTTGCCGGAAAAACGTCGTTTGCGCTTTTTGATGATGATGATGACTTTGTTGAAGTTGCGCCGCAACTTGCAAAACATATTTGTTCAACGTTGGGATATCCTATTGTATCTGTAGAACTTGAAGATACTAACATTTACGCCAATTTTGAAAAGGCTACGATGGCGTTTGCGGCTATTGTAAATGAATTCAATATGCGCGAAAATATGATGATGTATCAGGGTATGTCCACGGGTTCATCATTTAGTCAAAAATTACTCAAGAGTAGTCCAGTACCATATGTGGTAAAGCTTGCCGCTGATTATGGCACTGAGGCCATGTCTGGTGGAACTGTAGATGTTAAGCGTGGTTATGTAACCATGCAGAAAGGTCAACAAGAATATGACTTGCAAAGTCTATGGGCCGCAGTCAGTGAGTCAGGTAACCGACTAGAAATTAAACGAGTATTCCATGAACGTGTGCCGGCTATGCAAAGATTCTTTGATCCGTTTGCTGGCACGGGAACTGACTTAAGCAGCTTAATGGGCAGTTTTGGGTGGCAAGGTTTTGCCGTGGCATCCAACTTTTTGGTCATGCCTACATATGAAACCATTCTTCGCGCACAAGCTATTGAATTAAACGATCAAATTCGTCGTTCTAACTATAGTTTTGAAATTCGCAATAACAAACTCAGACTTTATCCAGTTGTTACTGATGATAGCGCTGGCGACCGAGTGTGGTTTGAATATATTGTTGAGCGTGATAAGTTTCGTTCGGACCCAAGCGGTTCGGTTGGTGGCAAATTAGAACGAGGGGTCGTCAGTGATTACAGCAATGTTCCATTTGCTTATGTGCCATTTTCTGATATCAATGATGTAGGTCGTGATTGGATTTATCGTTATACACTTGCATTGTCTAAGATTACTCTTGGATATATTCGTAACAAATATGATAGTTTGCCTATTCCAAATGCTGAAGTAACTCTTGACGGCGACCGTTTACGTCAAGAAGGTCAATCAGAAATTGAACGTCTTGAAGAGTATCTTCGTGAAACATTAGAGCAAACAGGTAAAAAAGCTCAAATGGAAAAACAAAAAGAAAATGAAATGAATGCACAGGAAATCCTAAAGCGTGTTCCTTTACCCCTTTATGTGTTTTAATTTATGCGGTTTGTCAGTCAACAGGATTACAATTTATTTTTACATCTGAATCGTGAACTCATCAATACGTTTATTGATGTGCAAATTGTAATTTATAAGATCAATGTAGAAGAATCAAAAAAGAACATCTACGGTGAAGCAACGATTAAACGATGGGCACGGGGCACGCAGATTTCTGCACTTGTTAATCGTGATATGACTACCGCAGTGAAAGACATTCAGACCGTAAATACCGAACAAAGTGTAGAGTTTCATTTATTGCGTGAAGAGTGTAAGAGTCGTAATATTTTTCCTGAGATCGGTGACATTATTAATTTTGATGGAGCATACTACGAAATTAACAATACTAATGAAGTTCAGTTAGTAGCCGGTCAGTCCATTTATAATCACTCGATTACGTGTACGTGTCACTTGACTCGAAACACCAATTTGCAGCTTGAGGAGCCTGACCGATGAGTGGTGTTAACAAGAATAATAGATATGATGCTCTAGGCCAGACTATTGATGATACTCAAAATCGTGGACTGGACAATCGATTTGAAGACGATGATAAATCTCCGCTTCGTATCACCTTAATGACGATTGATGAAATCATCATTAACTACTTCGATGATGTTATCAAACCGAGTATTGTAACATTGGATGCAGTTCAACGAGTGCCCATTATTTATGGTTCCGGCGAACGATGGGCAATGTTTAGGAAGGATGGATTTTTACGGGCACCAAATACCGATAAAGCTCTTACGCCGATGATTATGATTCGTCGCAGAAATATTGAACGTGGACGATTAACAAATCCCGTAAACAAGTATTTGGAAACGGCTTGGGAGTCTGGTTGGAATCGGCGTAATGCATATGATAAATTTGCTGTGTTGAACGGCATTCAACCGAGTCGAAAATTTCACACAGTTATTATCCCGGATTATATAGACATCAACTACGATGTGGTGGTGTGGACAGAATACGAAGAGCAAATGAGCGATTTACTCGGTCAGATTCAGGTTGAAATCGAAGAATATTGGGGCGTTCGCAATAATTTCAAGTTTCGTGTAAAAATTGATACTATGGACAGTCAAACTGACCTTGAATCGGCGCAAGATCGTGTGGTGAGAACTGCGTTTACAATGAAAGTTGGCGCATACCTCATTCCGGAACGTATGGTCAAAAATGCAAAAATTGTGTCTACAAACCAAAAAGTTTACACCGCCAAAAAGGTGGTCGCAATTGTCGAAGTAGACGGAACAAAAAAATAACTATAACCGATACTTATAGTATTTTGAACAATTAAAGTTATACTTATGGAAGTAACAGAAACACTCCGTTGAGGTGGTTATGACAGAACCTATTAAGCTTCCTGAAGAAGAACTTCAGCTTCTGGTAAGCCTTCAAGCTAAATGGAATGAACTCACCAAACGATTTGGTGAACTACATTTCCAGCGGAAAGGACTTGAAGCCGAACTTCAAGTTACCGATGAAGAACTCGACTTGCTCGACCAAGAGCGGGTAGATATCGTAAAAAGGTTACAAGATAAGTATGGGCAGGGCGTGGTAAATCTCGCTACGGGCGAATTTATTCCCGATGCTCCACTTACTACTCAGTAATCTTTTGGAGAACTAACTTATGGCCGAACGTCTAATTTCCCCAGGCGTATTCACCGTAGAACGTGACCTTTCATTCCTTCCTCAAGGTATTTCCGAAATTGGTGCTGCCTTTATCGGTCCAACGTTGAAGGGGCCGGCGTTCCGCCCGGTAATTGTCGATTCCCAGGAACAATTTGAAGCAATCTTTGGTCAAACTACGCCTGATTTTTACACATCATATGCAGTGCAAAATTACCTCCGTGAAGCCGGTAGAGCAACCGTCTGTCGTGTGCTTGGACTTGATGGATATAGCAATAGCACGGTGGAATCTTTGATTCTTAGCATAACCTCTGCTTCCGTTACAGCGCCAATTGGTGTTATCTTTCCATCACGTAAGGGTGTAACGCTACCAACGGGTTCTCTTAATCCTGCTGCATTGAGCCCAAGACAATTTTCGTTGACAATTTCTGGTTCAAATGGTTTGAAGACGTTCCACTCTATGAGTGTTAATCCGTCTTCAAAAAACTATTTTGCCAAAGTTCTTGGTACGACATCTACGACACAACATGATGGATTTGTCCTCCTACAGTTCCCGGACGCCGTATCATTTATTTCTGGTGCTCTCGCGGGATCTGGTTCTATGAGCCTTGCTATTGAAAGCAATCAGTTGATGTTGAGTGGATCTATCTATGGAACATATCGTCAGGCTACAACGCCGTGGATTCGTTCCCAGACAATTGGATCTATCAAGTACAACCTCTTTAGGTTCCATACACTTTCCGATGGTAACGCAGCAAATACCGATGTAAAGGTATCTATTGCTTCTATCCGTCCAAATCCCCTTGGGGAAGGATATGGTACATTCTCGGTCATTGTTCGTAAGTTTGACGATACCGACAGTAAGTTGAATGTTCTTGAACAGTTTGATAACCTATCCCTCGATCCAAATTCGGCCAATTATATTGCTCGACGAATTGGTACAGCTCGCACAATTATTGATGCAAACAACGACATCTATCTTGAAGGTGATTGGCCGAACAATTCAAAGTATGTATATGTTGAAATGGATCCTGGTGCCGATGACGTACCGGAAGAAGCACTTCCATATGGATTTGCCGCATTGGCCGCGCCGCTCAACATTGTTAACTTGCCTGCACCAAATTACATAACCACACGCTATACAACGCCTCCCGGTTCTACAACAGCCGTTGCAAATAATCGTGTCTTCTACGGATTTGATTTTGCTGACACAACCGGTTTGTCATATCTTAACCCGCTACCATCTGGTAGTATAGATGCTGCCGGTTCTACACTTCGCGTGGGTGTATTTGCTACGGGTTCTAATGAAAAACCCGGCGGTGGTCCAGATGAAGGATTTGACCTTCAGACCATTTTGTCTGCTCAGGACATTACCGATATCACACCTCAGAATGCCACCTCGATTCGTAAGTTCACAGTACCATTCCAAAACGGATTTGATGGTCAAGCTCCTAACGTAATTCGTGCAGTTGGTGGCGCTATTACACCCACAAACACACAAGGCTTTGACTTGAGTGATTCGAATCGTAGTGGAGCAAGAGCTTACAAGATTTGTATCGACGCACTAGCAAATCCTGATGCATTTGACATCAATATGTTGGTAATCCCCGGTGTTATTTACAGTTTTCACCCATATATTGTTACCCAAGGTATCAATATGTGTGAAAACCGTGGTGATTGCTTCTACATTCTTGATGGTTCACCGTTGGGATCGACAGTAAATGCAGCAGTCGGCGACATTCAAGACCTCGATACCAATTATGCCGGTACTTACTATCCGTGGGTCAAGATTCGTGATGCCGGTAGCAATAAGACTGTATGGGCACCACCCTCTGTAGTAATGCCAAATGTCTTTGCCTTCAACGACCGAGTTGCTGCTGAGTGGTTTGCACCAGCAGGCCTCAACCGTGGTGGTATTGATGTGGCTCTACAAGTTCGTACTCGTGTGGATCAGGCTAATCGTGATGATCTTTACGAAGGTCGAGTCAACCCAATTGCTACATTCCCAGGTCAGGGTATCGTAGCATGGGGTCAGAAGACGCTACAACAGCAAGCTTCTGCTCTTGATCGAATCAATGTTCGTCGTCTGCTTATTGCAGTTAAGAAGTTCATTGCTTCGACCTCGCGTTACCTCGTATTTGAACAGAACGTTGAATCAACTCGTCAACGATTCTTGTCTATCGTCAATCCATACCTCCAGAGTGTACAGGAACGTGCTGGTTTGTATGCTTTCCGTGTGGTAATGGATGAAACGAACAACACGCCAGATATTATCGACCGTAACATTTTGGTGGGTCAGTTGTATCTCCAGCCGGCACGAACTGCGGAATTCATTAGTCTTGAATTCAACATCTTGCCGACCGGCGCTACATTCCCTGAATAATATAATAGTTATAAATTAAAGACCCTTGAAATTTCAAGGGTCTTTAATTAAACTTCTCATAATAGAACTCTACTGTCTACACTAACTACAACTACAATGTGTCCACAAAATAGACATCGGTGTCAGCAATGTAATAAATTATTATCACCGACACAAAAATTTTGCAATATTACATGTCAAACCAGATTTGAGCAGCGTACTGAGAAATTTTGTGTAATCTGTAATAAATCACTCGGCCGCATTCATACTAATAAAAAAACTTGTTCAAACACCTGCCGTGGACTGTTGCGACGACGGGAAGCTCGTGAAATACGAATTTGTGGCGTATGTAAATCATCATTTGAAACATATAAAAAAACAAAAAAACTATATTGTAGTGATGCGTGCCGTCGAATAATCAATGCACTGCCCGAAACGAATGCAAAACGACAACATACCATACAATCAACAAACATGCAAAGATATGGCGTGCCATATACATCACAGACCGATACGTGGAAACGAAATGTATCACAGAAGATGATTGATCGTTACGCAGATTTAGATGTTAAACAAACTATGGTTGATAAAATAAAAGATACCAAACGGCGCCGGTATGGTAATCCAAATTATAACAATTTGAAGAAAGCTACACAAACATTATTGGATAGGTACAACGTCACGAATTGGAATGAAACTACATCATTCAAACGAACATTCTTTGACAAAGCCATGAAACGAATTGCTCCGTTTGTGCGACCTATGTTCTCCTTTGAAGAATATATGGGTGTAGACCATCAATATACATTTCAGTGTGTGACCTGTAATCATATATTCACTGATACCGCAAACAATGCACGGATTCCTCGATGCAAACAATGCTTCCCGAACCGTTCAGGCACGTCTCAATATGAAGATGAATTATGTGCGTTCATCACCACACACTATACCGATCCGATTGAACGTAACACACGCACTATTATTGCCCCGAAAGAACTGGATGTATATGTGCCCGACCGACGGTTGGCTATTGAGTTCAATGGTTTGTATTGGCATTCTGAAATTGGAGGTGGTAAAGATAAACATTATCATATGCAAAAATTGCAGCTGTGTCGGGCTAAGGGCATTCAATTATTACAAATCGGTGAATTGGACTGGATCTATAAACGACCGATTGTGGAGTCGGTGATATTATATGCTTTGGGGCAATCCCGAAATATTTATGCCCGGGCCTGTACCATTCGACCACTCTCAGCAAAAACTTGCAATCAATTTCTCAGTGAGAATCATTTACAAGGTGGTGACAAATCATCTATTCGGTATGGATTGTATCATCACGAAACATTAGTTGCTGTGATGACCTTTGGTAAAAGTAGATATGATAAGTTGTATGAATATGAATTGTTACGATTTTGTAATATACAAGGTCATCGCGTCGTTGGTGGGTTTAGTAAACTGTTTACACATTTTAAGCGTTCACATCAACCAATCAGTGTAGTATCATACGCAAATAAAATGTATTATTCCGGTCAATCATACCACTCGGCTGGATTTATTTATGCGGGTGACACGCCGCCGGGATATCAGTATATTGATGCCCAGTATACCCACACAATGTCACGGCTGCTTTATCAAAAACACAAATTACCGACAATTCTGGACAAGTATG